AGGCTAAAGGCTAAAGGCTAAAGGCTAAAGGCTAAAGGCTAAAGGCTAAAGGCTAAAGGCTAAAGGCTAAAGGCTAAAGGCTAAAGGCTAAAGGCTAAAGACTAAAGAGATAAAAATACTGTGTTTTATGGATTTAAAATGTTGTTGTAAAAATAACACTCCAGTGAAACTACCCAATGATAATAAAGATGGTGAGAGATATGAATGTTATTATTGTAAGTTTAAATGGAGATATTTAGAAGTGCATAATACAATTTGTTCTAATTGTAATGATCATGGGATAAATCTTAAGACAAAGATTAACAATACAGTAAAATGCGCACTGTGTGGAAAAATCCATGATATAACAAATTATGCTACAAAGAATATATTAGTATTCTGGTAGAAATCTTTATAGTAATAATATAGTATTACTCTTCCATACATTGTATCATCAATAAATGTTGGAACTGTATCTATTTTAATTCCAACTTCATATTGGGGATATTCTAATTCAAACATATATTTAATATGATCAAAATATTTTTTCATAGTATTTTTTGATTCAAACATTTCCCATAAAGAATCTTGATCAAATTGAACCTTCCAATATAGACCGACATATTTTTGATAAACATCTTCTATATATATTGCTGGAAGCCTTGAAGAAAACATATCAATAGTATCTTTTATTTGTGTTAAAATGTATGATTCCATTTTATATTATAAGAGGGACTAAAAGGAAGATTCAATTTTATATATAATGGATATAGAAATAATTTTAATAGAAAAAAAGAAAGTATATTATGAGTATTTAGAGGTATTAAATATTGAAATTAGTATACCAAATCTTGAATTATTAGGTATAACTCATTTATCTGTATTAAATTTTCAAATGAGATTTTTTAGCGAATTGGGATATTTATTATCAACAGATAATATATTTATTAGAAAAACGGAAGATACATATACATATATATTTAGAATTAATGATTATTATAGTTTAAATAATATATCTAAAATAAAACCTCTTGGAGATTTCATTTTAAATGATTTTATTTTTAATAGAAAAGATAATAAGCGAAAAAAGATAAAATATGAAAATGAGATATCTAAGAAAATAAAGTTATTACAATTATAGATGGAAACAACTTTTATATTTGAATATTACGTTGTAGAAATAAAAGAAACATGGAATGTTCAAGGAGCAGTAACAGTTCCAGAAATAAAAATTATTAAAATGGAACCTATTAATGTAGAGAAAGATTAAGAGGTTCCTTTCTGGCAGGTCTATCATTAAAATCCAATTCAACAAATTGAGGAACTGAATAATATAGAGTTGTATATAGCGCCCGCCTAAGACCATATTTCTCATGGCACTTTGTTAGAAACAAATGACAATCGTAGCATGGCTCCGAATTAGTAATTTTCTCCATACCAATCTTCTTGCGACACCGAGAAATCCTAAATACATACAAAGTAGCTCCACGGAGTTTCTCAAGATCCCCAAGTTCTTTTACAACATTTCGCTCGGCGTGGATAGTGCAATCAGACCATCCAGCACCACGAGAACGAGTGCCGATCCTATTTGTGGCACGAGCGATTTCTTGACCACGCTTTACAATAACTGCTACATGTGTGCTAGTTTTGAAAGACTGGACAAGATTTACAACCGACTTATCCGCCAAGATGGAATGAATAATGTTGTCCATTTTGTATAATATATGTTATTGAATCAAAAAAATCAATTTTTTTTAAAATATTTAACATGTTTAAAGCAAGATATATTATTTCCTCCACCATAACTAATAGCACTTTGTAATGATTCTTCAATATGTTTCATTTCTTGAAGGATTGAATGTGGTTTTAATGGTATAAGTTTCTTTGTTCCTTCAATGCGATTTTTTTTATTAGATTGATGAGCTGAAGCAGAACCCCAGAATTCTTTATACATTTGTCCATCTAGTCCTGTAACAATGGTGCCAGGGGAATCATTTAATCCAGAAAACATTCCTCCAATCATAACCATAGAAGCTCCTAATACAAGACTTTTTGCAATATCACCCGCATATGCAACTCCTCCATCAGCAATAATAAGAGCTTTTTTAGTAACCTTAGCACATTGTTCTACAATTGATGCTTGTGCTCCTCTACTTCCAAATCCGGTTGCGTTATAAGTGGTACACGCAGAGCCAGGACCAATACCCACTTTAATAGCATCTGCTCCCCAACTTTCTAAATCACATGATGCGTCTGGTGTTGAAACATTCCCAGCAATAACAAAACTAGTTGGATGTGTTTTTTTAATATATATAATAATTTCTTTCATTTTAATGCTATGTCCGTGAGCAATATCAATTGTAATATAATCTGGAGAAATATTATGAATCTTTAATTTATCTAAATCTGTATAAGAATCTGAATTTACACCAACAGAAATACTAGTAAAATAATTATGAGAAATCATATTTTTACAAAACTTAACAATATCTGTATTAAATCTATGCATAATATAAAAATAATTATGTTTTGCTAGCTTCATACATATTTCTTCATTAATAACACATTCCATATTTGCTGGAACAATAGGTAACATAAATTTATATTTTCCAAAACTGGTAGATGTATCACATTCATTGCGTGATTTTACAACACACATACGTGGCACAAGATTTATATCATTATAATCAAAATAAGACATATCTAGTATTATAACAAATAAAGTTTTAGACCATTGGTTTAAAAAATTGAAAAAATATTGTAAATATAAGGTATATTTAAAATGAATTCAAAAGATAAACAATACTTTGCATTTAAGAATATTATCAATGATTCATCTCAAAATAAAGATAGATATTTTGGGATGATCTATTTATATAGTATATTAAAGTGTTGTGATAATGAGACAATTCAACATTTCTCAAATATTGAATTATCTAATTATTGGTGGAATAAAACTAATTTCTATATTTATTATAATGAGCATATTAATAATGTTATTAATCAAATAATTAATGCGGATCGTGATGAAAAAGAATTTACTATTAAAGTGCCAAATAAGAAACAAAAAAAGACTAAAAGTGTAACAGAATTTAATTTAACTAATGAAATTAAGTTTATATTTAGATCATCTTGATATTTCTTGCTTTAACTTTTCTAAATATAAAATACCATCCATAAGTTCTTCTTGAGCATGATTAATCCATTCAAGAGTTGTTAAATCTTTACGATCCAAATCTGTTCCATATTTTTCTTTTCCAACTGCGGATCGCTGTAGAAACTTGGATACAATAGATTTTACAACAGAGTCTGCGGAGGCAAGATTTTCCATTCTATTGTAAAAAGTATTATCCTTTTATGCCTCTTCAAGTTATCAACCCCGTTTTCTAAACAACAGGGTAAGAAGGATCCATCAGAATTCCGCACTGTCCATCGGACCCATACTGAGAACCACGACCTAATAATATATAACCATTCTCACCCCATGAAGCACCCCATGAATTCTTAACCTTGTAGTAATCTAGCCCTCCGCTAGTTCCGTAACCAACAGCAAGCACTCCGTGATCAAGATTACTACCACATGCGGCAGTCATAACACCGCCAGAGTAAAACTGGAAAGAATTCTGGTCAGCCTCAACAGCGACAGAAACGGGTTGCTGAGCGATAGCAGTCATTAGAGCATTATCAGAATTTGTAGGAACATCAACAAAGTTAGCAATTGTTGCGGCAACGGGTTTTCCAGACGCCTTACAAGAGTTAGGACCAGTAGCAGAGTAAGGATATGCGTCTTCAGTTGTAATGCCCTTGTTAGAAATAATGTATTCAAACCCGTAATCCATTAGACCACCATTGCAGCCATCATTCCCTTGAGGTGTAGAGCAATCAACAAGCTGCTGTTCAGAAAGAGATACAAGAGAGCCATTCTTTAAATACCAAGCACCTTCCACTGAGCCGGTAGTAGAGAAAGCCCAGCAACTACCACATTGACCTTGGTCCTTTACAGCAGTTACTGCGCCAGCAGATTCCCAATCAACAGATGCAGGTAGGGACAGATTATTTAAACCACGAAGCTTATGCGTGTGTGTGCGATGTTTACGAGAAAAATAACCACCAGTGTAACGGGCCGCAAACTCATCTGCGGTTAAATCAGCAAACTGATTAACAGCCATCATCCAAGAGTGACCTTCAGAATTATGAATCAGAATCTTATTTAGATTCTGCTCAAAAACATTCTGGCGATAATCACGTTCCGTAGGTTGATAGACCTTACTATATCTATCAACCCAAGAATCAAAAGTGGTAAAAGAAACAGCAGCAAACGCAGCGGCGATCAGAGGAAACATTCTTTATAAAATAACTATAGACATTTTTTTTAGGCGGTCCTAAAAGATTCTATTGCATTAATCCAATATTCTAAAGTAAGTTTCTTTTTATTACGTTCTGGCATATTTTTTAGATAATTTAATAAAAATTCTTGATTTACTTGATCCCAACTTTGAACAATACATACATTTAAATCTTCAAATAATGGATCTAATCCAGATGTTTTAATAATAGGAATACAATCTAATATAAGTGCTTCCCACATTCTATGGGTATCATATCCTCCGCCAAAAGGGCAGATTATAAATATAAACTGGCTCATTTGTCTCCAAGTATCTTCACGATTAATATAATTTGGTTGAAACCAACAAATAGATTTATCAATCTTTTCTAAGCATTCTTGTCTATCACCACGTTTATTAATGTCCCAATAAGGAAAGTGAAAATTTATATAACATCCAAAATTCCGATTTATTAGATTTGGGGCATTATGTTTTATATGGGTTAAAAGATTTTCTTGTTCAACTGGAAGCATTCCAATTCCCCATGGATGTGATTCATTTGGTTTTGAAATTGTATGATAATCAAGACCAATTGGTAAATGTTTTATTTTAGGATGAGAAATAGTCAAATTCTGAGAATACCAAACTATTAATTTAGTATCATTTACATATGTTTCATAGCCAACAAATGGCATTGAAACATCAGAATCTCCAGACACTAAAATAAAAGCTTCTTTTATAAATGGAAATATATGTTTAAAAAACATCTCAATAGCAGAATTACATACATATACAATTTCATTCTTTCTTATTGATAAATATTTTTCAATATCTAAATGGATATCACTAGAATTAATTTTAGAATTATATACATCACAAGATTTTAGCAAACCTCGTGATGAAACAAACAAACATTTATCTTCCATATACTAATACTGTATTAATAAAACATTTTTTAGGTTGTTTCATTATGCCACTAAAACTTATTTAATAAAAAATTGATTTTTCCAGTTCAATCAATAAAAAGTATCATAAAAATGGCAGAACCTATTGATATTGAAACTCTAATCTCTAGCTCAGAGTCAAATAATAACAATGAGTTAGAAGATTTTGTAGATGAACTTATTGAATCTACAGATGATAATATTGAGAATGTTATTAGAAAGCTAAGAAAGCAATATCAAATGAATCCATCAAAACAAGAGATTCATAGTATATATAATAAGAAATTTTCAAATAGAAAGATTTCACCAAAGATGAGACGTTGGATGATTAAGAAACCAATGCGTTCAAATTCTGGTGTTCTTGTTGTAACAATTGTTCTTGCTCCTAATAAATTTAGTTGTAAGTATGATTGTGCGTATTGTCCTCAAGAAACAGATCTAGAAGGAAATCCAACACAACCTCGTTCGTATTTATCAAATGAACCAGCAATGTTGAGAGCATTAGAATCAGATTTTGATATTAAGGGTCAATTTAACAGTCGTATTAGAAGTTATAAAAATACTGGAAATATTGTAGAACATCAAACTTCTAAAATTGAGGTAATCTTTTCTGGAGGAACTTGGGAGAGTTATCCAATAACATATCGTGAGCAAGTTATGTGTGAATTGTATTGGGCTGCCAATACTATAGAAGACGAGCGAGAATCTAAAACTCTTGAAGAAGAAATCGCAATTAATGAGACGACTCAATACAGAATTATCGGTTTTACATTAGAAACTCGTCCAGACAATATTACAAAAGAAACTATTCAACAATATCGTCGTTGGGGGGTTACCAGAATTCAAATTGGTGTTCAGCATTATGATGATAGCATTCTTAAGAAAGTGCATCGCAAATGTTATACCAAGGATACAATATATGCGATTCGTTTGTTGAAGCAAGCGGGTTTGAAAGTAGTAGTTCATTTGATGCCAGATTTGCCATCCTCATCACCAACGCAAGATAAATGGATGTTTGATGAAGCAATTAATAATCCGGATCTACAATTTGATGATATTAAGATTTATCCTACAGCTGTTGTTAAGACCTATGATACGAAACATATTGTAAAATCTAAAATTATGGATATGTATAATGATGGAAGTTTCATGCCATATAGTGAGAAGAATCTACAAGATTTAATTGATGTGTGTCTTTATTATAAAACAAATGTAAATCCTTGGACTAGAATTCAAAGACTTGTTCGTGATATTCCAAGCACGGATATTGCTGCTGGTTATAGTGGTATTTCAAATCTTCGTCAAGTGATTCATACCCAGATGAAAAAGAAAAATCTAAAGTGTAATTGTATTCGTTGTATGGAGATTGGAGAAAAGGAGCATGATAATTTACAACCAATATTGGTTGTAAGAAAGTATCACGCATCACAAGGCATTGAATATCATATTTCTGTGGAAGCTCATAATATGTTATTATTTCAGAAATTATATTATTGGTTAATCTTATGTTGGAACTTTCTATGTTATTTGATAACTGAGAAGCATTATTATTGGTCTGGTGATTTAACAACATATATTGGATTATATGGTTTTCTAAGACTTCGTTTTGATCCAAACCCTGGTGGAGATTTTATTCCAGAGATTAATGGATGTGCTTTGATTCGTGAAGTTCATGTATATGGGACTTCATTAGGTATTGGCACATCATTAGGCATTGAAGCAAATGGTTCACAACATAGAGGATTTGGAAAGCAATTGATGATAACAGCGGAGACTTTAGCAAAGGAAGCTGGATACACTAAAATCGCAGTAATTGCGGGAGTTGGCACACGAGAGTATTATAAGAATAAATGTGGATATAGACTACAAGGCACTTATATGGTAAAAGATATTTAGTAGTGCTAAGATAGAAAAAATTGATTTTTTTAATCCAATGTTGATTGTATCAAGAAAAATGTCTTTTCCACCGGGTCTTGAAATGTTTTGCTTAAAATCAAAATTAAATGCGGATTATCAACCAATGATAGGAAAAACACAAGAAGATACACAAAAATCAAATTTAGTATTGGTATTAAAGCGGTTAACAATCTTAGAAGAATCAAATAAAATTCTAAGAAAACAACTTGAAGAGAAAGATAAAATTATTAAGCAACAACAAGATGAGATTGATGAATATATTGATGCTCTATTTGTGTGTGATATGAAGATTAATAAAGAGTTTAATGTAAATAATTATTCTAGAATATTATTTCGCAATTAAAAACTAACAAGTTCAAATATTTTAACTATAGTATTTTTTGCTAAACTATCAAGACTTTCATCGTTAATAACAATATGAACTTTTCGTTCTTGTAGCATTTTTAAGCAATTTGGTGTAGGAGATCGTTTAGAAATCCATAAGAGATTAACACTATTAGGTTGTTGAAGTCTTAATTGTATTCTAGTGACACAATTTAAAAACTGAGAAACTTCTTGTTGATTAAGAGATTCTTTCCATTTATCTTGAATAAAGAAATGTTTATTATCAATTTGAATCCAATGATCTATACCATTAAGTGAATTATCACTAAAATATTTCTTAATATCGTTTTCTCTTAAACTATGAACTAAGTTTGGCAACTTTAAAGATTTTTCATATAAAATTTTTTCTAAATCATAACCATTTTCAACGGGAGTATTTATATGGGGCACTTCTATAATAGGATTTTCACCTTCTTCTCGTTTAAAAACAGTAAGTGTTTTTTTATAAGGTGGTAAAGGACATTTAACTATTTTTTCCATACTATAAATAATATTTAAACTATATAGAATGAACGTTGAGGACGAGTGTGATATGTGCTACGAATACCAGCGATGCTCTGGAGATAAGTGTACGACACATATATTATATGATGGTAACATATTAGATTTTGCACGAGCAATGAGAGATGGACAACTTTGGGGAGATATTATATATGCCGAGGAGGAAGAAAAAAGATCAAAGGAAACTGGAGAAGAAAAAGAAAAGCGTTTGAAGAAACAATCAGCGGATGATCGTAAAGCGATGGATGGACTAAAACAAGCAGTATTAAATAAGAACCGTATTAAGAATTGTGTAAAAGTGGATGGAAAATGGAAACTCAAATACAAGTATCCAACGCCTTGTGAAAATTTAAAGTTAAAAGATACAGTTCTTCCCGATGGTTCTACATACGAGGGTGGTTGCTGGGCTCATTTAGAAAATACATGTCCTTTTATGCATCCTGATGAAAAAGACAAATATGACTTTAAAGGAAAACGAAAGATTGATTTAGTAAATTCTAGACACATGAGAGGCGGTAGAAAGACAAGAAAAAATAAATTATAACATGCTAAACATCTTTTTTAGCATATTCGGTTTAATAGAAGATTCAGTAGGTCTTGCTGTATTATCTACTACTAAACTACTAATAGGATTATGGCGCACAACTTCAGCAGCAATAGTCTTCATATCATCTTCTGATACAGTAGATTCATCGGTTACATGGTAATACTGAATGGTACAACGAATTGGCATTCGGTCATCACGCTCTACAGTGAAATTTGATAGTGAATTATACTTTCCATTTCCCTCAGATGTGCTTAATATCCCGTGATCCATTCCACGAGTGTTAGAACCTAAAAATGAGCGTCCTCCTAAAGATGAGCGTACTCCTAAAGATTGAGCATAGGATGTAGCTTCAAAGCCACAAGATTGAGCATAGGATTTACCTTTATAGGATGAAGCTTTATACGATGAATCCGCAAGTGAAGAACATTGTTCCCAAACACCAGCTGTAGGAGCAGTATATTTTAGAGGAATCTGGAAAATCATTAAAGCATTACGAATCTTCTCATCATCCGTCATAGGACCATCCAAAGGAACACCTCTTTTTGCTCGGTCATCACGTAGTCGTTCCGCAAGAAACTTTGCTTTTAATCCATTTTTGTTAAAATCAAGAGTGTTATCACGTCCAAGCACATAATGAGCGCTAGTTCCTTGAGAAGATACAATAATAACTAGCACCGCTGGTGTTGTTCTACTTTGATAGTTGTAAAGTTTCACAGCAAACTCTACTTTACCATCTTTTAATGGTAGAACACATGCTTGAGCGGATGTTAGAATATGTGTATCACGTATAGCAATTAAACTACCACCTTGAGTTAGTTTAATATCAGTATATTTAGTAATATTTAGTAAATACTCATGTAGAGAAATTTGTTTTAGGTCAGAACCATTTTCATTACCAACATTAACGCTGAATGAAGAGATATCTTGATCCGATGTTAAATCAGAATAATTGGGTTTGCGGATAATAGGCATATTTGTAGAGCCAGAAGCAGTACAAAGGGTCATATCAGAAATATTAGGACCCCAACAAGAACCTTTGGTACGTCCAGTATCTTCCCATGCTACAGTGCTGATATTAAGACCATACTTGCTAGCAAGAGTATGTGCTTTAGAATCATATGCTAGATTATTAACAGCGTCATTTGTAGTACCAGACCAGATATTAGAAGACATCTCAAGAAAAGATGGAAAAGGCATTCCTATATATATATAAATAATTAAGCTTTAAATTTCAAAAAATTGACACTTTATAATAATAGACACTTATAAAATGGCAGGATCTAAATTAATTAAACATGGTCTAATCACGGCATTAAAAATTAAAAATACAAATAGAGTAATGGAAGTTGAAAATTATGGCTATATAAATAAAATCCATGCAAGAACATTATTCTTTAGTAAGTGTGATAATAAACGACTTAATGATAAATATAACAAACTTCGTGAAGAGATATTAGCAAATATTTTAAAGGATACATATAAATCATTTATGGAAGATACTCAAGAAGGAAAATTTTGGATAAATTTACAAAATCAATGGAAAGAAACATTAGATAAATTGGTAACAAAAGACTATACATCTATTGAAATAAAACAGAAAGGAGGAAGACAATATAATTATGATTTTGATATAAGTTATATGAAAGAGAATACATTAGTAGAAACATTTAAAGTAGAATTTAAATACGGTGGAACAAAGATTGATGAAATCCCACAATTCTTTAATGCGGATGCAAATAAATCATATTTGCCAGGATATGCTGAATGGTTTTATGATAATTATGTGATAAAAGAACCACCATGGATCAACTATACTGCTCCAGCAAAAGATTTATATATGAAAGAAATATATAAAAATGAATCTAAAATAGAATATTTTAATAAGTTAAAGGAAGATGAAAAAAACAATGTATTCTTTTATAAATTCAAACGACAGGAAACCGCAAAATCTATTAAAATCTGGTTAGAAGAAAATTATACAAAGTTAGATTTAAATATTTTAACAAAAGAGTTACTACGTTCACAAGAGGATAAAATATTTATTTTATGGAATAAAGATACATTTACAATAGATAAGTTTGTTAAAGAAGATTTAGAAGTAGATAAGATTATTAAAATAAAAAATAATAATACAATTATAGTAAATTCAAAATCGTATAAGATTCAATATAGTATGTTATTACGTTGGAAGAATCATTCTGGAATTCTAAAACCAGCATGGCAGATTTCTATGAAACGTATATAGGCATAACATGCTCAATTTCAGTTTTAGACATAGCTCCATTACCAAGAAATTTTTCAATAAATTCTGAAGTTCTAGGATCTTCAAAACTTTTTTTAACTAATAATAGATTTTTTTCAGAATCTTTATTTTTGGGTAAAATCATATTTACATGATTTTCCGCAAAGAATTCTTTTAGATCTACCATAATATAATTGAATTTATATGTAACATTACCATATCCTCTATTAACTAATATTGCTTTTCCTTTTACGGGAGTTTTTGTTACCCCTTTTATATATTGTTTCTTATCTTTAGAACTAATATTATTTAATACGAGTGTGCCATCTACAATATTTGTATTATAAATAAGAAGAATAGAATCTTTTTCGGAATCTACTAGCTTCTTTTTTTCTTGATTCCATACTATACTACCAGTTTTCACACACAATCCCAATTCACTAATTGTTTTAGTATTTTTTACAATATTTTCAAGCGCTTTATAATATGGTGTAATATAAAGAGATTTATTACGCTTAAATATATATTTATGACGACGATCTTTCTTCTTTTGTAAGATAATAAGCATAGTATCTTGTGCTGTTTCATAATATTTTACATCAAGAGTTTTTACAAAATGGATTGTGCAATGTTCATAAATATATTTACGCATAGGTTCATAATAACTACAATTATATAATGAAGTAGGAAGAACAAATCCTAGATATCCATCATCACTAAGATGTATTTCTAGACATTTATAAAGAAATGCTATATAGATATTTGGTCGTCCAACCATACATTTAGGATTTTTATCTTTAATAACAAAGTAAGGAGGATTGCCAATAATACAGTCAAATTTAGTATCAGATGTATACGTCATAAAATCATGATGTATTAGAGTTGCTTTAGGATTTTTATAAGTTTTAAAGATAGTATCATTATATTCAACACCGGTAATAGTAGCATCTGGATATTTGATACAAGCATCATCAATAAATTCACCGGAACCAAAGGAAGGTTCAAGTATATGTTGTGGTTTTATAGGCAGATTATCAAATAGTAAATCACGAGCTTTTTTTGGAGTAAAGAAGATTCCTTGTGATTTTCTAATTTCTTTAGAAAGTGTTTTATTAAGTTTATTTGATATTTCACTAAAAGAAGTATTTTGTTTCATATATAGATTGTTATGTAAATTCTTTTATATATTTTTTAAAAAAAAATATAAATCAATTTTTACATAAGTAAGCAATCTTTAATCCAAGGAAGTTTAGAATCAAACGCAAGAACAAATTTCTTTTCCAAACAAGAGTCTAATACAGTTTTATCTTTTACAGCAACAAAAGCAGAACCAAGTTCGTATGTTTGAATCATTTTCTTATTCCAAGAATCCACTTTTTCAACAAATGTTTTAATAAACTCTTTTGATTGTTTTAACAATGTTCCATGTTCTTCAAGAACTTTTCGTAGAAGAGCACTTGAAAGAAAAGGACGTTTTGTATTTTTATCAACTGGTTTTATTAAAATGTTTTTTTTATCTTTATTAAATCTCATTTCAAGAGCAATAATATATTTATTAGCCAGAAGTTTCAAATCATTTTCTTGCTGTGGTTTAACGTTATTAAGAGTATTGAAATATTCAATAGTTTCAGATTCATCCTCAACAATTTTTTCATGGATTAATACATTAAAATCTGACATACAGAAATTTTCCTCAAAATAAGAACGGATAACATATTGTCTATGTTGTCCATCTACAAGATATGTTTCCATCTCTATATTTAACAACATGAAAATTAGCATTATCAAGAGTTTGAATATTATCACCAACATCTTTTTTAATTTGATTTGCGTGATTTAAATCAATAAAACGGTTTCCTCTCCATACTGGAATTCCAACAAGAGTTTTAGCGGAAACTTTCTGTAGTGTGGAATTATCCGAGAAAGTATGAATCATTTTGATATGATAGATTATGGTGTAGAATTTTATCAATTTTTTGTATTTCGTTTTCTTGTTGCTTTTTTTTGTGTAATTTTTCTAATAGGTTCTAAATCAAAATACCAAACTCTTTCAATATGAATATATGAATTTATAAATCTTTCTAACCAATCTTTAAAAAATCTACATTTATCAGAACGTTTTATTTTTCTATTAATCTCTTTGAAGAAATCTGGTAGAGTTTCAGATTTTTTAAATATTTCTTCAAATTCTGAATAATTTTTATCAAAAATATCTTTAGTAAATTCAGAAGCATGTAGAATCTTTTTATATATATCAATAAATTCCATTGAATGCTTTGTTTCTTTAGAAGCATATATTTCAACTTCTTTGCGATATTTATCATATTTTTCTTTTGGTTGTAAATAAGCATTTATATTTTGTTCATACCATGTTTTTTTGTAAAGTGCTATAGAATATATTAAAAGATCTAATGTATTTGTTGAATTTCTTATACATGGTATATAACTTGTATCATTAAGACTCATAGTTTCAATCGTAGGAAATTGTGAATTAATAAAAAATGTTATAGAATCTAGAAGTTCTTTTCCAAAACTATATTTTGCCATATACTCATCCGTAATATCATCAAGAGAACATTCTTGAAGAGCATCAATATTTAGAAGAGAAGCAGTATTACTCATAGAATCATATCTATTATTTTTTGTATTATTTTCAAGCATAATGATACCATTTAGACAAGGTTTATTTTTATCTCCTACAAGAAAAGTAAATGTACGAAGAGGTTCTTTACTAGTTTGAGTAAGTGTAAGTTCAAATTTATAATGAGGAGTTGTAAATTTTAAAATTATTGGATTCATTTCCATCTATCTATATTAAAATTCATATTTAAGTCATATGTTCTATTTCATTACAATACTCTATTCTTGCTTTATTATAATCATCTTTTATTAATGGTGGTTTCCATTCACCTATATCTATAGAACCTTTATGCTTCATTACTATTATATTTGTCCCATTTAAAATCTTCAAGGGTGTAAAATAAATATATAACCTATATAAATAGCAATGGATGATGATATTTATTATATAGAAACTGATGTTGGAAAATTTAAAATACATAAAACAACATGTTATAATCATTATACAAAAGAATATAAATATGAAATGTTGAAATTAGGAGGGAAAGATTATTGTATAGAATATATATTTAAAAAGGGAGAAACAATTGCTGAACTACAATGGTTAGATACTGCTAATAAAATATGTACTTTAAATGAAATAGAATTAAAAAAGGAAAAAACTATCCATTTTTTTTACTTATCGGTTGAAATTTTAAAAACATATTTAAAAAATATAGAAAAAATAAAATTATTAGATAATAGCCATTTCTACTGTAAATTGCCAGATAATTCAAGAATAAAAATAAATTTAAATAAATATAATTTTCTATTTCATAAAAAAACATGGTATGAAGAAAAGTTTAAAGCATATCCAATAAATACAGAAGAAAAGAAAAGATATTATTCAAAAAAAGATAATTTTACAAATCCAGAAAAGAAACCAGATGAATTTGCTTTTCTAAATGAAGATTTAGAAAAAATATTATATCCTATTTATGAAAAAACAAAAACATGGGAAGATTTTTTTAATAATATATATCCTATTAAAAATAAATGCTCTATAATTTCATTATGGTATCTAAAAGTTATTCCATATATTTTAGATAACTCTACATTGCCAGAATATTGGTATATTGATATTAATAAGGATATACCTACTATTAAATATAAAATTATAAAGCATATTGGTGGAGCATCTACATCTAGAAAAAAAATACATTATAGAATTGACAATGGTGAATATGAGACATATCATCCAATAAATAATATGAATATTAAATTTATAAAAAGTAAATGAAATCACTGAGAGAGCATTATTAACATTCTTTCTATGCGCATCCATAATCAAATGAAAGTGGATAAATAATAATAGAACATATAAAAAAATAAAACATATATGTATAGATGAAAGAATATTTTAAAAATGATAAACATATATTTGAAGCAACTATAAATAAAGGGATATATGGTGATACTATAAAAATAGGTGGTAAATCCTATAATAATTGTATAAATATTAGTATTGATAAAGATAATTCTACAAAAGCAATAATATCTCACTTACAATCTGAGCCAGAATGTAGTTTTGATAAGATAATTGAAGAAAAAGATACTTCCAATTTTATAAAAGCATCTTTACAATATATATCATATAAATATCCAAAAATAAAAACATTTAAATTTGATGATATGAGTCATATTGATTGTGGCAAATCAAAAAATATAAAGCCACCAAGAAAACAAGAAAAGCCATTTTCGTTAGCACATTTATATTTAGCAACCCATGGAGAAACATGGTATGAAAATAGATTTAAAGCAAAAATGATAAATACAGATGCGATGAAGAATTATAAAGAATCAAGAAACCACTTACATAAAAAAATAGATATAGATTATGATAAGTTTAAACATTTATATAGTATTGATGAAAATAATGATGCAATACTTTCAAAATATTATTCTAAAGATAAAACATGGATAGAACTTTTTACTAGCATACCAAAAGATGATAGATGTATTGCTCTATATAATTGGTTACCTTCTTTTATAAATGAAAGAATAAAACATACATTTAACCCATTTGGATGGTATATAGATATAGAGACTATGCCAAAAACAACAATGGAAATAACTGATAAGCCAGAAATAAAAGGGGGTGCTAAAACAAGAAAAGCTAAAAATAATATAAAATTTACAAATAAACAATATTTTGAGAGTAATGGTCATATTTTTGATGGAAATGTTTAAACCATAATACCAGAATCATCCAATGGTGTAGCCAATGCATTATTAATATTCTTTCTATGCGCATCCATAATGGCACTTGTGAAAAGCCAGAAGAATTATTACATCAAACAAGAATTCTTTAACTAAAAATATTTTAGAAGATTAGATAAATAATCCTATATCAAGCAAATAAGAAATCCTTCTTTATTCTTTTAAATCAAAGCATCCCCCACGAATAACATCCAACTTCTTTTGTAAAACTTCATTACGTTCCTTGAATGATGCGATTTCATCTTCAAGAGACTTAATTTTTGCTCGTGCCTCTGCTGGTTGTGGTTGGTTTTCGGGTTTATTGGAAAAAATTGATTCTAATAATAATAGCAATTTCTTATTAGAAATGTATACACTATATTTTGATGGTAAAGCAGAACCAAATCCTGGCAAAGGAAGTGCTGCTGCTCTTTTATATTACGAAGACAAAATTATCTTTGAAGTAGGAAAATATCTAGAACATACAACAAATAATCAAGCAGAGTATCTCGGTTTGATTATTGGTTTGAAAGAATGCGTAAAAAAAGGTGTAAAAGAACTACAAGTATTTGGTGATTCTATTCTTGTAATTGAACAAAGTGCTGGACGATGGAAAGTAAAGAATGAAACGTTAATAGAATTAAATAATCAAGTAAAAACTCTTATTAAAAATTTTACATCTATTATATTTACCCACGTTTTGCGTAATAAGAATACAAAAGCAGATGAACTAACAAATATTGTATATGATTCTAAAAAAGATTTAAATTATTGTGAAGAAGTTTTACCAAAACAAAAAACTATTAATCAAATGTTTAAGATTGTAGAAGAAAAATCAGATATGAAAGAAGTGATTGATTTGATGAAAGAGATTCGTGATTTGTTGAAGAAGTTTGTAGAAAGCGTTGAGGTTCAGTGATTTATTATTTAACGAATACCAAGAGTAGAAGTTTCAAATGCGTCAGGGTCAAAAACATTTATATCATCAATCCATAAATGAATAGCAGTGATTAATGATAAACTTTTAGAATGATTATAAGAAAGAGTAGACCACCAATTAGTTGAAGCATTTTCAAATATATTCCATTCCCAATGATTTAGAATATTTAGAAGTCTCTCTTTTTCACTTAGAGAAAGTGTTTCATTATTTTGCTGTTCATTTTCAAGAAAATCTCTAGTGATATTAAAGCAATGATTTCTTATATCCTTATTAATAGAATATAAAAAATTACGAAACTTATAAATGTTTTTCTGAGCATTAATTTGTCTTGTAATTTCTGCTCTTCGTGCATCATATAAACTTGCCATTATAATATGTATATATATATTAATTAGTATTTAGATACCCATCCAACACAAACTTAGCACGCTCTTCTGCTTTGGATGCCATTTGCTCAAGAATTTTGCGTTCGCTTTCCATTATGTTTAGGATTGTGAGGATTTAAACTTATTTAAATAAATAAAAATAATGAATACAAAATTACAATATAGTTATGGGGAAATGATTATTCCGAAAGGTACAATACTATATCATCGCAGTAAAAAACCATTTCAAATTAATATTGATAAATCAATGTTATTTACAACTTTTCATCCTGATGATTGGCCAATTGGTGATTATATAACTAAAATTAAAATAAAAAAAAATTTATCTTTATTTTTTATGATTCATCCAGATATTTTTTATATGTCTTCTATTCATTCATTATTAGATTTATTAATTATAAAAGATATAGATAATGTTTGGGTAAAACAACAAAATAATTATCTTGAATATTTTAAAAATAAATTAAAAAAAGAAAATTTTGATGGTTGGTTTTCAACAATTGAAGATAAAACAAATGTAGAAATATGTTTAATTAATGATTTAAATAATTATAAAGTTATATATCCTTCTAAAAATACATCAAAATATTGTAGAATTACTAACAAACCTATTAAAATAAAATTAAATAAAAAATACGAAAAATTTGTAGAAAATTATACTAAATTTTCTATTAAAGATAACTACTATTTCCCATTTCAAAAAATATTTAAAAATGCTAGTATAGAATATAATGATAAAGCATTTATCCCTATAATTTGGAATTAAATATAACTTTAACAAAATTTGCTTAAAATTGAATTTTTTTATTACCCGGATAGTAGAATACCAAAATGGTTACATACAGTTGTCCTAAATGCGAGAAAGAGTTTAGTCAGAAACAAAAATATGATACTCATATGAAACGTATTAGACCTTGTACTAATAAACCACGAAATAGTATCGAAACACAAGAAAATATGAAACCTTTAGAAGGTCTTAAATTTATTGATCTATTTTGTGGAATCGGTGGATTTCATATTGCATTATCTGATTTAGGGGCAAAATGTGTTCTTGCTTGTGATATTGATGCAAAATGTAGAGAAGTATATGAAAATAATTTTGGAATTAAACCTCATGAAGATATTACAAAACTGGAAACAAAAGATATTCCATCATTTGATATCCTATGTGGAGGATTTCCTTGTCAAGCATTCTCCCATGCTGGAAAACAAAGTGGATTTGAAGATACACGCGGTACACTATTTCGTGATATTTGCAGGATCCTTAAAGATTGTCAGCCAAAATATTTTCTACTAGAAAATGTAAAGAATCTCAAAGGGCATGATGGGGGCAAAACACTTCAAGTTATTTATAAAAGCCTTCAAGATGTTGGATATAAAACGTACAAAGATCCTATTTGTCTAAGCCCTCATCAAATTGGTGTTCCTCAACATCGTGAACGAGTATTCATCCTTGGTATTCGCAATGATATTGCGAAAGAATTTAATGATTTTCCTCCATTAAAACCAATAAAAACAGATATTTCAAGTATTCTTGAATCAGAAAAAAATATATACAAAGAACTTGATATTCCTAAAAAAGATATTAAAATTTTAAATAAATGGGAAGAATTTATTCAGCATTTTAAAAAAGAGAATTATAAATTGCCAACATTTCCTCTTTGGACATATTGTTGGGATTCTAAAGAAGATATTAAAACTCTACCAGAATGGAAACAAAAATTTATTAAAAACAATCAAGAGTTTTATAAAAATAATGAACTATTTCTTAAAAAATGGTTACAAGAAGCAAGAGAACTTGAAACATTTAATGGTGCACGTGCTAAATTAGAATGGCAATGTGGTATCTTTAAAGAAAATGATAGTTTATGGAGCCTCCTATTTACATTTCGTCCATCTGGTATTCGTGTAAAACGTACTAATTATTCTGGTGCTTTAGTTGCGATGGCACAAATTGTAAATATTGGATCACTAAAAAGAAAATTATCCCCTCGTGAAGTAGCAAGGCTTCAAAGTTTTCCAGATAGTTTTAAAATTCATGAATCAAATCCTGTTGCTTATAAACAATTTGGCAATTCTGTAAATGTAAATGTAATAAAACATATGCTTAAGTTTTTATCTACTCAATTTTCTTGAAAGCATTCTTATCTAGTTTTGTTATTTCATATAAATTTGATAATACAAGTGATACATTCCATTTTCTCATGGAAGTTCCAATTCCATTATTAAATTTGACTTGTGTTCTTGAAACTAATAGTTCTTTATCAAATATACTAATAAAGACACTATTTGTTTTAATAAATGGAATCCATGTATCTTTATTAATTTTACAATTGCCAATTCGCAAATATGTGGCTGAAGTAAATTTCTTATTTACAAGACATATATAATCAGCAGGTTTATCATTAATATAATGAATAGAATTCATTATATTTCTTTTTTCTTCTGCTTCATACATATCAAATTGTTTTACATATATATCTACAACCTTGCTGCAAGCACTAATCATAATAGGAGATTTTTCTCTTTTTGGCCATTTATCTTTATCACTACCATATTTTGTAGTATATTCATTTAATGATTCTTTTTCAATCTCTTTAATAGATTTTTCATTTTCTTTAGAACAGCCATATTTTGAACAAGATGGATTTACAACCTTATTTAAAATGTTATTTCTTGGCATAGAACCTTCACGAATACTAATTGATAATTCTTTTTTATCATAAGTAATAAGAATAATATCACCAGTTCCACCAGTAGTATCATCTTGTGTTACATTCTTTATATTAATAATATGATTTCCATCAAACCATAATTCTTCTTGCATTGGTATTTTTTTAAGAATAGGAATAAGTGATAATGTTCTAATATTTCCCTTTCCTAACCCTTCAATAATTTCTAAAAGAGACTTAAGTTCATTAACATTAGTATCTGATAATCCCATTTTTCTTAATAATGAAAGAATTGTATAAATCTCATATACATTTCCAGTATTCTTATTTTTTGTATAAGGGTTAAGAACCTTTTGAGCAATCTCTAAAATTGAATACATTTGTTATAATATTTATCTATAACAAATGTATTCAATTTTTTATTTTTAGATGAACATACAAAAATAAAAAATTGAAATCCTTTCACAATAATAAATAAAGCAATTATTACACTTTTATAATAGTATACAAAATGACAACACTTAATTGGGATCTGAAAACCCTATTTCTCTATCTTGCAAATGCTACTTTATGCATTGATGATAAATCAAAAGATAAAGTATTTAATGATATGGCATATAAATTGATGGAATGGGATAATGTATCTCGGCGTGAACTTCGTAAAATCTTACAAGAATTTGATGTGAAATTTGAAGAACTTTGCACTGACTGTAATAAAGAGATGCCAGATTATGATGGGGACGAGGAAGAACCACGATGCGATGATTGTAAATAGATTTTCTAAAACTAAATCCTAATGGAGGCGGTATATTTTATTCTTTCGTGTTATATTTTTTGGAGGATTCATATACCCTGGAATAATAGTAGGAGCATTTCTATATTTTTCAAGTGATTTATAAATATCTTCATTGACCTTTTTAAAATCTATTCTAGGTAATACAATTGCTTTTGTTGTAGATTCTTTTTTATTTTCACCACCATGAAGTGGTTGCCCACCATGGTCTATAACCTCAGTATTTATTAACTCAATATTATCTCTATTATATATATATATTTCTCTGTGAAAATTACCTTTGAATAAAGGATTAAATATGGATAGAGGTTGTGTAAATCCATCACATGTATTATATAATTCTTGTATTATATTAGCAAAATCTCTATCAATATTATAATCACTCATTCGTAACTTATTATCTAAACAACTTAAAAACATTTTCATATCATCATTAATTATAATATTATCTAGATTTATATTAAAACGTTGCAACATTATTTTTTGTGTTTCAAAATCGGGAAGACCTATTGGTAATAATGCGTATATTTTTCTCATATCAATACCATCATAATTATTGCCAGTAAATTTAAGATTAATTTTATCTAGATAATCTATATGAAAAGCATGACTAATTAAATTAATTACTTTTAATTTTTTTTTTAATTTATAGGTTTCAATACTAGTAGGGTTATATAACTTTATAGTTTCTATATCATAACTAAACCAATGTCCGTTTAAATTATTTTTAGCATTTACTGAACGATATATTAAAGTATCTTTTGGTAAATTAATTAAAAAGTTTTCCATTACCTATATAATAGTTAATATTTATTTCTTCTCCAACACACCGCAATAATACCCCATCTAAAATAAATTATACTATGACTAACACATTAAGAAAAGATTTTGAACGTTTTTCTAGACTTCATAGTTGGTATAAACATAACTCATTAGAAGGAACTACTTTTTATTTTTTTCAAACTACTGGACAACAACTATCAACAGGGGAACAATTACAGTATTGTGCTGGCACTTTAGATTTAAATGATTATGATCTATCTGGTATTCACTGGCATTTTTCACGTAGTTTTCCAAATGATATAGATACGCCTATATATGAAGTAAAATTTGGTTGTTTTCTACGTGGTTTAGAAATAGGGGGTCAAGGTCCTATTTATGAAGATAATAAAGATAAATTTAATGATTGGATTTTAGAACACTATCCAGAATATAGTGATGTAAATTGGGACAATGAAAAATATAGAGACTTTAATAGTATTATTTTGAAAGAACTTTTTACAAAAGAGTATAACAAATATTGGAATGATGTATGTAAAGCATTTATATCTTCTCTAACACAACAGACCAGTTTCCCAAATCCCACACAGCATCCCCAATTTTAAACAAAGGACATAGTCTAGAAATCTCCTCCATTAATTCACCTTTCTTATAAATATGATAATATCTATAATAAATATTTCCATCATCACGACTTTTCCAAGGAACCATTGTATCAGAATTATAAAATGTAAAATTAGAATTAATTTCTTGCTCAATAGCCCAAACAGTTAGCAATACTTTTCCACCAACTTTTAAAACTCTATACATTTCATCTAATGCTAATCCTCTATCAATATCATTGTCTAAATGATGATAAGTGGCAATACAAATGATGCTATCAACACTATTATTATCAAAATCTAAACTTGTCATATTTGATTTACTAACATCTAAATATTTGCTTTTACAAATATCTACTTGTGCTTGTGAAATATCTATACCAGTAAAATGTAAATCATTTCTATATAACATATTCTTTCCGTTTCCACAACCAATTTCTAACACTTTAGATCCTACATCTAAAGTATTTAGAAACTTTTTAACAGATTTCCAAATATTATATCTTGTATGATCAAAATGAGTAGCAATTTTATTATATACTTCTTCTATTGTTAAAGACATTGTATGTAAAAAATAATGCTACATGTAAATCAATTTTTTTATAGTATTCTGTAAATAAAAAAATTGGGATTGATATCTTATGTGACCCATTGAATACTAGATGTTGTCAATGCTTGAATACCAGAGGCCCATCCATTACCACCATTAGAAGGCATTGTTGTGCTAGTTGTAATTGGGAGTGTAACACCATTATTGGCTTGAAGACCAGAGCCCGATAAGCCTGTTATATATGGTATATTGTATGACTGTGCTTGTAATGTATTATCACCAGGGGCAGAGATAGCTAAAAGACCATCAGTAGAAGCACTGACATTTGAAACACCTTTTAACACAAAATAATTTTTACCAGCAACGACTGTTGACGGTAAAGGAGAATTTCCTATTTGACTGAAATTACTATATACAGAAGTGTTATTATTTGTATATACACGAAGATTTGTTATTGCTGTTGTTAAAGAATCTGTTTTCAAAATAATAGCGAACGCGTATACATAATTATTGGCAGGTATTGCGGGAGCTATAGGATCAACACGATTAGTCGTAAAATAATTTTGTAATGTATAGGCTCCTAAAAATGTTCCATTATTAAATGTATTAGCATTTAATCCAGACAAACTTGTATTTGCTACACTTGTTTGAACAGCGGCATATTCAGCAGAAGTTATTGACACCCAAGAACCTGAAGAAGCAGATTTATAAACACTAGCATTTGTAGTTAGTGCTAAATATATTTTATCAGATAAATATGGATCTGGTGGTGCTGCTGAAACAACCGGACAAGCATTTAATGCTAAATCATTATTACGTTCAGATACAGTTGTAACGATTTCTCCTTGTTTTATTTTTGTTAGAATACTTGATTCACCAACTCCTCCATTTTCAAGAGTTACTCTCATTTGACATCCATTATCTACTCTATTTTTCTGTATTACATAATTAGCATATAGAGTTCTATTCTGGTTTTGTAAAGTAATAGAACTAGCATCTTTATTCTTTACAAGCATTCTATTTATATTTGTAAATAAAAAAATTGAAAGCTAACAACCCCAATAATAATTATAGAAAAAATGTTTACTAAGAATGTATCTTCTAGAACGGAACAACAGATTCGGAATGAAGTAACACTTCAAACAAGAGCATTTCGTAAGGGACTTGCTCCCAAAGTTCTTCAAACAGATTATAAAACATATATTAAAATGGAAAAGATTCCAGAAATGTGTATTGCGTACATGTATGGAGAAGATATTAAAATGATGCCAAAGCAGATTCTAAAAGAAATTTATTATACATTGTATCACGAGTGTGATATACAATATGTAGATGTAACACCTTATAACTTTATTGAACATGAAGGAAAGGTATGGATAATTGATTTTGGAGATGCGATTCCAGTAAAAAAAGAATGGTATCTCCAAGAAGTATTTGATAATGAAGAAGTGTTAGAGTGGAATCCAGATTTTCGCTAACATACAAGATCTTTAATCATTTTTAGTTTCTGAGTAGCCGTTAGTTTCTTGGTAGCGGGAGAAGCAGATTTTCTTGTTTTAGCAGTCTTAGCAGTCTTAGCAGTCTTAGCCGTCTTAGCACTAGCAGTACTAGCAGCACTAGCCGCACTAGCAGAATTATCAATATCTGTTTCTTCTTCCATAATTGCTTGTAGTGTTTTTAGTTTTTTAACCTTCTCTTCATAACCCTTCTTTTGTGCTAAAGAATCTCCTTTTTTAGTAAGTTTTCTTTCCAATCGGGGAATCTCTTTCTTTACATACTCTAAATTCTTAGCAAGTTCCGCACGATGTTTGCGATAAGTTCCATTCTTAATCTTTTCATTAAACCCAGTATAACTTTTTGATTTCTGACTAGTAATGCTTTCAAGAATCTTAGCTAGTTTCTCGGGAGCGCGATTTGCCATCTAATAGTAGTTTAGCTTTTTAGCCAATTAAAGCAATTTATCTTATACTTCTTTTTATTAATATAATTTAAGACTTCTAAATCAATAAAATTGTTTAATTGAGCATAACCATTATATAAATTAATCATTTTAGTAATAATTTTTTCTTTTTCATCTTCTAGACTTTGTAATTTTTCTATATTTGTTTCAGATTCTAATTTGTTATATATAGTATGTAATAAATTAAAGAATAATTTTTCTTCATTGCGAAGTTCTTTAACTTTTGAAAAAATATTAATACTATATGTTTTAGGATATCTATAACGAATAATTTCTGGTATTACAAATTGATTTGTATCTTTAATTTCATCAATCTGTTTTTCAATAACTTCTATGAAATCACTAACTTCTTGTGTTAATATTTCTTTTGTTTTAATTGTATCAAGTAGTAGAACTTTACCAGAATAAAACTCGCATTTTGTTTGTAGTTTATCAAATCTATATGAAGATGTTTTATGGGCTTCTGCTTTTGCGTCTAATTTCAAATAACTGATAATAGCAAGTAAGAATGAATCAAATGCGGTCATAGCAGCAACAATTAAAGCACCGTAATAGTAATCTTTCAAGCCAAGAGAGATAACAGAAGAAGCAACAGATATAAATATAGCGGGAAGCATGAGTCTATTCAAACTCTGTTCACAAAATCCTTTTGATTCTATATATAATATTTTCTGCGCATTAAGATAAATTGCAAATAGATCAAGTGTTAATGAATTTGATATTCTGGGACCCCAATAATTTTCACGAATAATCTGTATAAATTCTCTAAAATCTTTAATATCTTTTTTAATTTTTAATTCTTTTATATTTTCTTTTACTATATTTAATGCTTTTTGTGTGTTTCCAGATAAATCTACTATAATAATTTCTGGAATATTATTACTTAAATCTGACATACCCTAATAATGTATGTGGTATTGTTATTTATTAAAATCCGATAATAAAACCTATGTGGGAGCAACAATTGATCCAGAACGAAGACTGCAACAACATAATGGAATACTTTCTGGTGGTGCAAAAGCAACACGAGGACATGTATGGACACGACATTGTTTAGTAGGTATTTTTGAATACAAGCATGATGCTTTGAGTTTTGAATGGTTTTGGAAACATAACTCAAAAAAATATAAAGGGACACCTATTGAGCGAAGAATGAAAGCATTAGAATCTATGATAAAAGATACTGAATTGACAGTGGATTTTTTATAAAATTGATTTCCTATATAAAAAAATATATATTATATACTTATATAAATGGAAAAATTATCACGAAATGAATTGATAGTATATTGTAAAGAACATAATATTAAAAGATATAGTGGAAAAAAGAAATATGAAATACTTAATATAATAAAATCTAATACAATATATAAAATAGTATCATTATTTTCTGGCATGGGAGGAATGGATATTGGATTTGCAGAAAATATTACTGTTCATAAAAATAGCATTGATTCTGGCATGAAATTCCAGATGATAGATTCACAAAATATCAAATCTAATATTGATGGATTTGTGAATCTTAAAAGGTTGCCATTTAAAATTGTATTTCAAAATGATATATTACCAGAAGCAAAAGAAATCGCTGAACTTAATAATTGGACTAATAATTATATTCTCAAAGATATAAATGAATTATTAAAAGATAATTATAAATTTCCAGAAGCAGATGTTATCATAGGAGGGTTTCCTTGCACAACATTTAGCCATGCTGGTAAAAGAGAAGGTTTAAATTCAACAAAAGGAACTCTTTATCAATCATATATAGAAGTAGTAAAAAGAGTAAAACCAATATTATTTGTTGCTGAAAATGTAAATGGTCTTCTTACAATGCCTTCTAATCCAATAAAAAAAATAGTGGATGATTTCTCATCAGTAGGATATGAAGTAAAATATCAACTTATTAAATGTGAAGAATATGGAATACCACAAACAAGATGGCGTGTAATTATAATGGGAATTCGTATAGATAAACACGCATTACTTAAAAGTAATTGGAATATTATAGAAGAAAATAAAGTCAAATGCTATATTAAACATTATTTTAAACATCTTCAAGAACCAAATTTATCAGAAGATTTAGCTCAACAAGTATATTCAAAAGCAAAAAGGCTTACAAAAGGACAAGGTCAAAAAGAAATAACACTTGAAGGATTTGCACCAACAATGAGGGCAGAACATCATGGTAATATAGAATTTCGTAGAATTAAAAATGGTATTAATAAAGAAAATCTAGATGAAAGAAGATTAACAGTTCGTGAAGCGGCGCTTATTCAAACATTTCCTCCAAATTGTATTTTAATGAATCCAAATAAAAAAACTAGTAAAGCATATAAACCTATTGGCAATGCTGTTCCACCATTATTAGGATATATTATAGCAAGAAAAGTCCAACAAATTCTTGATATAGTTTCATAATCGCCAATCTTTTTGAAATAAATATTTAATATCTTCTATATTATTAAGTGAATATAGTGATTTTTCTTTTATTTTTTTAATTCTTCCTTGAATACGTAATCCAGCAGATCTCGCAGTTACTGATGTATTTTGTGGAACTTTAATTTTTCCTCCAGCATAACCTATTCGTATTTCAATATGAAAATCGCCACTAATTTCAGGAATTGGAAAATTATATGGATTATATCCAAGATGATAAAATCCCATATCACTTATTTGTATATAATTAATAATTAATACCTTTCTTTCTATAATGTTCTTTAAGAAATTTTATAGGGTATTCATATTTATTATCAACTTTTGCTTGTAATCCCATTTTCTTTAAAGTAGTTCTAGCAGTTGTCGTAGCTTTAATAGGAAATCCAGTAATAGTTTCATGAAATTTTATAGGTTCTTGTTTTTTTAATGTATCAATATATTCATTTATATCTTTTATATGTTTTTTAACATACTCAATCAATATTGTATCATCTGAATTACATCCAGAAATTATAAAGTTTTCAGATGCTCTATCATATTTAAAAGATGTTCCTCCCATTTGAGCATTATTTAATTTTGCTTCTATTGATAATAAAATTTTAATGGTATATCTACACCTTTATTAGAACAACTACTTGATTTTGGTAGAAGTTCTAAATGTGTTAATAATTCTTTTTCTTTTACCTCTTTTATTTTATTATATAAATCATTTTCATATTTTTGACCTTTATTTTCTTTTTTCTTAGATTCTAATTTTATAGCAGCAGTTTTCTCTATATTATTTTGCCTTTTATTATTCTTTAATGTTTTATTATTATTCATTAACTATATAAATATTAGAAAAATATAAATAATTGAAATAGTATTATTAATGAAAATTGGAAACCTCTTTTTAGATTATTATAGTTAAATTTTAATAAAATTGATTTTTTTATGATATATATACTATTATATTTAATATGGATACAACATTATCACCATTATCACCATTATCACCATTATCACCATTATCACCATTATCACCATTATCACCATTATCACCATTATCACCATTATCACCATTATCACCATTATCACCATTATCACCAT